GCGGCGGCTCGGGGATCACCGCGCGATCAAGCCAGCGCCCGTTGCCGTCGGTCGACGCGCGCAGCATGACGGCGAAGGTCCGGTCGATCAGCGGGTCGAGGAGCTCGTTGTGCAAGCGCTCGAGGACCGGGCCAAGCATCAAGAGCTTTTCTTCGTGGCGCTCCTCGACTTCGCGCGCCGTGATCTGCCGCCGATCGGACATCGAGAGCATCAGGAACAAATCGGCGTAGAATGCCCGCTCGATCCGCTGCTCGGTGCGCTGGATGTCGAGCATGAGCTCGTTGATCCGCGGGTCGACCGTGTAGACCGGCGCCAGCGCCTGCCGCTCGCCCTGGTCGTAGATCGTGAGCCCGCCGGGCAGGCTCGACACCGGCACGTTGCGCAGCGTCGCTGGCCCGCTCAGCGGCGGGTTCGACATCTTGTCGATCGCCTGAGCCTTTCTCTTCTCCTCGATCTGCAGCGCCTTGACGTCGCCAAGCGACGTCATGCCGGGGCAGTCGGTGCCGTAGATGTCCTCGCCGGTCACGTCCCAGCGCGGTGCCATCGCCGGGAACTCGTCGAAGCCCGACTGCCGCAGCATCGTGTCGCCGGTCGCGCCGACCTCGTAATAGACCGAGCGATATGGCTTGTTGCGCGCGTCCTTCATGCCCAGGTCGCGCTCGTCGTTGGGCTCGATCGCATGCACGACCGTCACCCAGCTGTCGACGCTGCCGCGGTCCCACAGGTTCTTGATCGACGGCGACGCGACGCTCCAGTCCGGCTTCGCGTTGCGCTGGCCCCCGAACACGAACTGCGACACGACCTGGCCGACGGTCATGTCGAACTCGCGATACAGCGTGTCGACCTGGAGGCGCGACGACTGGCCGATCATGTAGCTGCCGGCCGTGTGGTTGTAGATGCGGATGACGTCGTCGAAATCCTCGAGGACGGTCATGCACCCGGTGCCGAACAGCCCGAGCTCGCGGTAGAGCACGGCCAGCTGGTTGTAGATGTTGGATCCCGCGAAGACCTCGCGCATGCGCGTCTCGACCGCAGCCAGCCACATCTTGACCGGGCCGAACTCCATCATGTCCCGGTCGGGCGTCGCGAGCCGGAACCACGGTCGGGCCGGCGAGGTGATGCCAGCCATCATGCCGCTCGACAGCGTGCGCAGCGCCATCGTCGCCGACGAGTTGATGATCCGCGCGTTGCGCTTGTCGCCCTTGTTGCGGTCCTGCACGAAGTAGCGACCGCGCCTCGGGCTGATCCAGTCCGAGAGCTCGCGGTAGTGCGTGATGAAAGACGCGCGCTCGTTGACGAGCGCCGCCTTCCGTCGCTCGAAATGCTCGCGCCGGTTCATGTCACTGCCCCAGGAGCGTCTTGCCGGCGGCGGTCGTCGCCGCCGTGTCGCTCGCGCCGAGCGGCCCGGTCAGGATCGTCGAGGCGCGGCCGCCGGCGAGCGCGGCTCGCTGGCGCTCGTTCGAGCGCGCGGTCCTCGAGGCAGCGTCCATCTCCTTCGGGAGCTCGGGCGGCGGCGGCGGGGGCGGCGGCGGCGCCGGCACCTTGGGGCTCGACATGCACATGGTCATCGCTCCTCGTGAGGGTCGTACTCGGTCGCTCGCGCCGGCGCGGGATGCAGCGCGCGGGCGTAGTCGCAGGGCTCAGCAGTCGCCGGCGGTCGCCGGCGAGCGCCGCACTTGGCGCAGACGGCGAGCGTCCCCTGCCCGGCCGGCGGCGGCTGCCAGTCGTGCTCAGGTGAACGGGTCATAGTCCGAGACCATCGTGTGCGAGGCGCGCTGGCCGAACGCCAAGCGCGGCGCGACAGGCATCGCGAAGGTGAGCGCGAGCGCGTCGGCCAGGTCCGGCGACTTCTGCCCGCGCTTCTTGATGTCGTCCTTGCTCTCGAGCTCGAAGCGATCGGCTCGGTTCATGCGGTAGGTCGGCACGCACAGGTCAGCCTTGAGCTCGGCGTGCGCCGGCAGCATCGCGCCCGCGCGCAGCCACTCGGCCATCGCGTCCCACATCTCGGCGCGCTTGTTCGCGTAGCGCGCCGACAACGGCGAGCCGCCGAAGTTCACCTCGACCGGCGCATGGCCCAGCTGGCGCAGGCGGTCGATCACGCCCTCGCCGCGGCCCGCGTCGACGAAGACTGCGTCGGGCTTGTAACGCGCGATCCGGTCGGCGACGTGCGCGGCCAGCGTCATGTTGTCGACGCCGCGGAAGACCTCGGGCTCGTGCGCGATCAGACCCTGGCGCTGGACGATCACGCTGCGGTCGTCGCCGTAGCGCGCGACGTCGACGCCCATGATCAGCGGCGCGCCGGCGACCTCGGCCGGATGGATCGTCCGGCGCGTGGCGTCCGACACCATGTCGATCGTGATCAGCGTGTTGTCGGTCGCGGCGGCGAAGTCGCAGAGCCACTCCTGCCGGTACTGAGCCTCGGACTGCGAGGCCCGCGCGAGCTCGAGCTCCTCGTCGTCAAGCCAGGGCAGTCGCGTCTCGTCGGCGCGGTACAGGCCCGCGTACCAGGTGGGATCCGACTGCGCCTGGGTGTAGAGCTCGTGGAACAGATTGAGCCCCTTGGGCGTGCCGATGAACAGGCACCAGCCCTTGCGGTCGGCGAGCGCCGGCCGGACGATCTCGCCCCATACGTTGGGCCGCATGTCGGCGACCTCGTCGAGGACGACGCCGTCGAGGTAGAGGCCGCGCAGGCCTTCCGCGTTGTCGGCGCCGTAGAGCGTGACGCGCGCGCCGTTGGGAAACTCGACCCAGAGCTCGCCGTCGGACTTGCGCGCGCCCGGCACGCTCATGCCGTACTGCAGAACGTAGAGCCACGCGATCGCCTTGGCCTGCTTGAGATAGGGCGCGACGTAGCCAAAGCGCCCGTTCGGGCGCGTGCAGCGCAGCGCTGCGTCGATCAGCGAGTTGATCGCCAGCACCGTCTTGCCGAACCGCCGATGGCAGACGAGCACGGAGAACCGCTTCATCGCGCGGTGGATCGCGACCTGGTGGACGTGCGGCTGGTAGCCGGTATGCGCGGCCACGTTCACGTCGGATCACCCGGCGCGCGGTCGATCCCCGTGACGACGGAGATCGTCACCGAGCCCTTGTGCTCGACCTCGGACTTGACCTCGGCAGGCACCAGCTTCGACAGCAGGGTGACGAAGCTGCGCGGGTCATTGCGCGCGAGCCGCTCGAGGTAGGCCGCGCCGCCGGCGCGACTGAACGCCGACATGATCGCGGCCTTCAGCGACACCGTCTTCGCGCCCGCCGTACCGGCCGGCCGGCCACGCTTGCGCGTCGCCGCCATCAGTAGCCTCGCCGGCCGCCCTTCTTGCTGCCGCCCTTCTTGCCCATCTCGTCACCTCGCAGGTTCGCGTGCGTGACAAAATAGCAACGCCGGGCAACGGCGGGAACCTGGCTAGGTCAGCAGCGCCAGAACCTTGATGACCGCCTCAGACGGCGTCGCCGCGTAGACCGTCTCGACGCGATGGCCCAGCGCGCGCAGCTGCTCCTGCCGCCACTCCTGCGCGTCGGACAGTCGGCCGCGCTTGGTCTTGAGCTCGACGAACAGGACGCGCCCGCCGGGCAGGTAGATCCGCAGGTCAGGCTCGCCCGCGGTCATGCCCATCGCCTTGCGGCGCGCGCCGTCGCGCGGGCTGCGCCGGCCCTCGTTCTGGTCGGCAGCGAACACGATGCCTTGCCGGCGCAGGACGGTCGAGACCGCCATCTGCAGGTGATCCTCGCGCCACGGGATGTCGGCGCGCGCCCAGGTGGCTTCGCTGGTGATCAACGCACCACCCACGCCAGCGCCGCGCCCCAGACGCCGAAGCACAGCGACAGAGCCAGCACCGGAGCGACCAGGGTCACGAAACCCGGCCGCTCGTTGAGCTCGCGCTGAAGCTTGTCGACCTCGGCCAGCAGCAGGCCGCGCTCGACGTGCTCGCGCGTCCGGTCGCCGGCGGCCTCGCGCTCGAGGTGCCGGTCGCGGATCACCTCGACCATGGTCCTCGTGGGGCGGTAGAGGTACTGGCTCATGGCTTGGCCTCCATCGCCGCCAGCTGGCGCTCGAGGTCCGCGATCCTCTGGTGCGCCAGCAGGTATCCGATGCTCTCGGCGTCGAGGTCGCGGGCGAGCTCGACGCGCAGCGCGATCCGGCTGCGCAGCGTGGCCGGTGTCTGCGCGACCGTCGGCGCGTAGTGCAGCGGCTTCATCGGCCCGGCTCCTCGAGCTCGCGCTCGCAGAGCTCGCGCACCGCCCGGCGGATCACCGCCGCCCGGCTGTCCCTGGTCAGCGCCGCCAGGTCGTCGAGGCGCTTGGCCTCGTCCACCGACAGCAGCGTCCCCACGCTCACCTTCGCCTCGCTCATGTCCTCGCCTCCTTGTGGGATTGTCACGACTGCGATCATGCGTCGCATTGTGAGATTGTCAAGCGCCTAGACTTTCTTCCGCCAGTTCCCGCCAGTTCCCATAGGGGTCGGGAAAAAAGTCGACAGCGAAATCAGTCAATGAAAACAACTATATATAATAAGAATTAATATATTAGATCCTATTCTTTCCTTTCTTTCCCTAGCCTCTCCTTGTGTTGCTTTTCTGTCACACCCCTCTTCCCCCCTTGCTGTATCCTCTCTGGGGCGGGAATTATGGGAAAAAAGTCGTTTCGCTTTTGTCATCAACGGCTTGCGGCGCGTTCTTAAACGGGAATTAAATGGGAAGTTTCCCTAGTTTCCCGCCGCGAGCCTGTAGTGGTGGACCGGCCGGCCCGCCGACGACCGCTCGACCCGCATCTCGACCACCTCCTGGACGTTGACCAGGTCGTCGAGGATCTGCGCCCGGTCCCTGCCGGACAGGCCCCGCAGCTGCCGCGACAATTGTGACTTTGTCACCCAGTCGCCCGCAGCGCGGAGGATGTCGAGCACCTGGTTGACCGTCCGCTCGTGCCGGTTGTCGGCGAGGTGATCCGCTGCAAGGTGCGCGACGTACTCGCACGAGGCCCGCACGATGGCCTCGGCCAGATCGAGGTCGGCGTCCTCCATGATCGGCACCGCCGGGTTGCGCGCGATGGCCTGGATCATGGCGAGCTTCAACACCTGCTCGCGATAGCGCGTCCAGATCCCGCCGGTCCCGGTCTTCTGAGCCGCGCGCACGACGTCGTCCGCCCGGTCCCCGATGTCGTGGATGCGGTCGAGGACGCCCGCCCAGCGCACCAGGATGGGCGAAGGGGGCGCGGAGGCCTTGCCCCCCACCCCGACGAGGTTCCCCTGCCCTGGCGCGATCGTAGCCCCAAACGCGGCCCACTGCGCCACGAGGCGCTCGGGCGGCTGGACGTCGGAGATGGACCGCGACGCCCGCGGCAGGTCGTCGACCGCCGGGATCACGAGGAACCGGTTGAGCTCGCCCGACGAGATCGCCGACCGGGTCAGCCCCTCGCGGTAGGTCTCGAGCGCCGTCGTGGCGTAGATGCACAGATGCGGATGGTCGATCACGATCGGCTCGACGTCCCCGCTCGCGTAGTGCCCGCCGTGGAAGATCGACCCCGAGCTCGAGAACAGCTCGAGGAGCGCCTTGGCGATCGACCGCAGGTGCGCCGGCCCGTCCTCCTGCGTGATGGCGCGCAGCAGCATGCCGAACTCGTCGAGGTGCAGCACCTGGCACGGCTGCCCGTGGAGGCCGCGCAGCAGGCCAGCGCCGGACACGATGCTGTCCCCGGCCAGCAGGTGATGCTGGCCCGCCGCGGCCAGCAGCTTCTTCACCGCCTTGCGCGAGTGATCCTTGCCCGAGCCGGTCCCGGCGATCCCGACGACGTAGAGGTTCGTGCGGGTGTCCCACTCGCTGGCATAGCGCCGGCCGAACACCGCGCCCAGCGCGGCGAAGACGTTGGCGAGCGCGAGCTCGGGCTGCGGCCGGATGGCCGACCCGACGATCCACCGCACGGTCTCGCCGATCGGGCCGGGGAGCTCGAGCGGGTTGAACGGCAGCCGGCCAGGCGCGGCCGCGCCGCGCAGCCGGCGCGTCGGCGGGTTGACCCGCCGGCGCAGCTTGTCGAGGAACGCCGCCGCCGGGTGCGGCCCCGCCAGCAGGACCGGCCGCGAAGGCTCGGGCCGCCAGCCAGCCTGCATCGCGTGATGCCAGAGCGTGCCCATCGTGATCGCGCCGCCGTGCCGGAACCCCCGCCACTTGCGATGGCACTCGCCCGCCCGGTACTTCTGCCCGCCGGCCGACCACTGATCCCAGGTCGCGACCGGGTAGGCGCCGGCGTGCAGCGCCATGCCGACCTCGAGCCATGTCTGGTAGTCGCAGTCGGGGTGCAGGTAGCCGAGCATGTGCTCGACCTGGTCCTGGCTCAGGTCGTGCTCGGGCTCGACGTAGCGCTCGACCGGCGCCGTCGGCGGCGTGGCCTTCTTCGCCACGAGGCCCGCGAGCCAGGCCGGCGCCTCGGCGATCGGCGCGGCCGCGTCGGCGAACCGGTACTGCGCGCCGCTCGCGTGGACCGACGGCGCGGCGACGATGTAGCCGCCGTCGCCCCGCACGTCGAGGCCGTCGCCCAGCTGGCGCACGCTGTTCTTGACCGGATCTTTCCAGAGAAAGAACAGGTGCTTTCCCTTTCCGGTGAAATGCACCAGCGTCTGCGGCAGCTGCCCGTGCTCGGCCTCGAGCGCCGCGAGGCTGGCCTCGCCGGCCGCGCCGTCAATGTCGAGCGCCCAGAAGCCGGACGCCTCGCCCGTCGCGATCGCCAGGTTGTGGCCCGGCCGGAACAGGAGATTGATCTGCCGCGGGTCGCGCGTCGCCGCCTTGAGCCCGTTGCTCGGCACCGGGTGCTTGCCGGGGTTGCCGCAGGTCGCGCTGCCGCAGGTGCAGCGCCCGGCCACGACGCCGTGGACAGGGAACACGGACCAGCCGCGCTCGTGCGCGTAGACCTGGGCGACGTTGCGGAGGTCGGGGAGGGTCATGGCTTGGCCTCCAGCGCTGGCACAGGCAACAAGCGCCCGCTCCGCGCGCGCCATTTCCATTCCATGCCGACGACAGCCCGATATAGCTTGATTGAGTAGCCGCCGGGGTTCTCCTCGACGTGACAGCGGGCATCCTCCTTTACGTTGCCGTAAATGAACCCTCCGCACTCTCCCAGCAGCCACTCCCGCACTACGCGGCAATGAGCGCAGGTCTTGTGGCGATGAATCGAACCCTCGTAAACGTACGCCTCGCGGTGATACCGCTCCCCGGCATCAATCTCTCGCCCGCACTCACGGCATCGATGGGGCTTGCGCGCGACGACGTAGCGGTCGCCGACGACGGCGACAAAGCCGTCATTGTCGTCGATCATGCACACGGCTTGGCCTCCAGCGCGGCGCGCAGCGCGTTTCTGTGCTGTCGGTTGCGATCAACGTAGTCGTCGCAATGGCTGCACCGATGACCGGGGTCGTCGTCCCCCCCGTCGCATGTCAGGACATTGAGCGATTCGCGCGTCAGTCGCTCCAACGACTCCTCGCGGGCGCGGAGGCGCTCGTTTTCGGTGCGCAACTTGTCCGCCTTTGCGCGCGCGTCGGTGGCGTAGATGCTGGCAAGTTGACGGTGCTCGCGGAGGTGCTGGTTCTCCGAGCGCAGTTCCGCCATCGCGGCCTTATGAAGTCCAGCGGAAGGCCGATCCATTCCGACGCGGCGAAGATGGTTGTTTTCTACGCGGAGGCGCTCGATCTCGCTGAGGAGCCATCCCCGGTCGTCGTGCGATTGCGGGCAGATCATCGACGGGCCGTTGCGCCACCGCTGATCGATTTCGTGCCTCGCACGGATCTCGGTCAGGATGTTCTTTTGGATCTCGTCGCTCATGTCCTAGCTCCCCTCAATCCGTGTTGCGCGCCACGCACCATTGCCGAGCGGCACGCGCCTGCGCGATGGGATCGAAACCTCCATGTTCATCGACGACTGAACGTGCGCGTCGGGCCAGCGCTCGCTCGCGAACCATTTGCGACCAGGAGCGTCTCGATCGTTGAAGGCGTCCATAGCGTCCAGCAGCGCTTCCAATCCGCGCTGCCTGCAGCGCCTCATCGGCGGATCAGGGCGTGGCATCAGAACGGCGGCGCGTTCTGCATGCTCTCGGTGAACGCCGTCACGGCGACCTCGATCAGCATGTCGAACTGCTCTCCGCTCAGCTGCGCGACGTCGGTCTGGCCGAGCTCGTCCAGGTACTGTCCGACCGCCACGCCGGCGGCCTTGATCGCGTCCTTCTCGTGGATCGTCGGGTCAATCATCTGTCCATTCTCCATGCATCTGTAGCTGCAGAACGTGCGCGGGTAGCGCCACTCGGGATCGGTCACGAACACCCGCGCGTCGCGCCCGCACCTCAGGCAGATCACTTGCGCCAGGCGTGCCAGTGCTCCGCGATCTCGCCGGCGACCGCGGCATAGCCGGCGGCGTCGACGTAGTTGTCGAGGTTGTGCTCGCCGCCCGAGACCGTGCGCGCGACCTTCAAAAGGAGCATCATCGTCGCGACGTCGAGCGAGCCGAAGATCGCGCCAGGCACGTCGACGCCTCTGCGCTGCAGCTGCAGGCGCATGTAGGCATTCCACAGCGCCGCGATGCAGGCGTGGTTCTCCATCGTGTCGCCGTGCGTGCGCGCGCGGTCGCCGTCCACCAGCTGCCGCGCCGTCTCGAGGATCTCGCCTGCCTTGGTAATAACCATCGTCGTTCTCCGTTGTGGTTATGTCACGAGTATGCCGACGGGTTCACCGTCGGCGGCCTTGATGGTGCGCGCCCGCGGGCCGGCGCCTCTGCCTGGTCCTCGAAGCGCTTGTCCCCCATGAGCCGCGCCCACGAGGCCTCGGGGTCGCCGAGCTTCCGGTGCTGGCGCACATGGGATCGGAACTCGACGCCCATGACCGCGCGGAAGCGATAGATCGTCGAGCCATAGACGCCCGCGCGCTCGACCGTCCCGACCTGCTCGAGCATCCCGTAGCGCTCGAGCCAGCGGATCGAATTGCCCAGCGAGCGCACAGTCTGGCGCGGCGCGAAGACGGCGACGTCGCGCACGTCGAACTCGCGGCCGTGCTCGACCGCCCAGGCATGGATCCGCCGCATGATCTGCGTGCCGCGCTGCCTACCAGTCATAGCGCACGATCTCGGTGTATTTGCCGGCGGGGCGCACCGCGATCCGGCGCGGCGTCGGCAGGCTGTCGGCCACGAGCAGCGCCTCGGCGACGGTCGTCGGCACGGGCTGGCCCGGCGCGCGCTTCTGCCACCAGCTGACCGCCTTCTGCCGCGCGTAGCCCGTGTGCTCGACGCAGATCCACTCGCGGTGCGGGACCATGCCGCACCGGTACTCGACGCGCATGGACGGCGTGCCGCCGCCCATCTTCGCGTGCAGCGCGTAGCTGACCTCGCTCACGTCGCACCAAGTGTCGCGGATCTGCGTCGACAGCACCGCGTCCGTCGCGGCCTCATGCGCGAGCTTGGGCTTGGGAGCGGGGAACTCGTGGCCGCAGTTCGGGCAGACGCGCGTCGCCGTCGCCACGATCGTCGAGCACTCGGGGACCGGGCACACCTTGACCGGCGCCTCGCCATCGCCGCCCTCGCCCGGCGCCGACACCTTGATGCGGTCGATCGGCCCGTGGCGCCGGCAGTTGCCCGCGAAGTCGAGCAGCAGGCAGTCGTCCTTCCCGCTCGCGAGCCGCGTGCCGCGGCCGACCATCTGAACCCACAGGCCGGCAGACTTGGTCGGCCGCAGCGCCGCGATCAGGTCGACGCCTGGCGCGTCGAACCCGGTCGTGAGCACGCTCATGTTGGTGATCGCGCGCAAGGCTCCCGACTTGAACGCGCCCAAAATCCGGTCGCGCTCGGGGCCGGGCGTCTCGCCGGTCACCGCCTCGCAGCTGATGCCGCGCTCGCGGATCGCATCGCGGACGTTCCATGCGTGCCGCACGCCGGCGCAGAACACCAGCCACGAGCCGCGGTCCTGGCCGTGCGCGACGATCTCCTCGACCGCCGCGCGCGTGATCTCGTCGACGTCGACCGCTGCCTCCAGCTGCTTCTGGATGAACTCGCCGCCGTAGGTGCCGACCTTCGACACGTCGAGCTTGGTGCGCGGCTCCTTCGGCCTCACCTCGGTCAGGTATCCCTGCTGGATGGCCTCGAGGATCGACATCTCGTAGGCGATCGAATCGAACATCCGGCCCTCGCCCTGGTGCAGCATGCCGCTGTCGAGCCGGTAGGGCGTCGCGGTGAAGCCGATGATCTTGAGCGCCGGGTTGATCTGGCGCATGTCGGCGAGGAACTTGCCGTACATGGTGCCGGCGTCACGCGGGATCAGGTGCGCCTCGTCGACGATGATCAGGTCGCAGCGCTGCACTGTGTAGGCACGCCGCCAGATGGACTGGATCCCGGCGCAGGTGATCGCCTGCCCGACGTCCTTCCGCCCGAGCCCCGCCGAGTAGATCCCCGCCGGCGCGTCCGGCCAGTGCCGGACCAGAGCCGCGTAGTTCTGGGCTATGAGCTCGCGCACATGCGTGAGCATCATCACCCGGCTGTCGGCCCAGGCCTCGA